ACACAAAGTCCCCATCCCACTGCACAAATGCGCCCGAGGTCATCGGGTTTAGCGTGTAAGTTGGGCATTGTGCCGCCAGCAGATAAAACGTGCAGGCCGAACCAACTGCGCTCAAGGTGCCTACAGTTGGCGTGCCGATTACAGGACGGTGCAGGGTTACGCTGACTGTTGAGCCGCCGCCACGCAGAACCTGGGCGGTTACTTTGTACGGGTAAATGCCAAGCTGTAGGAAATCACCTGCCGCAAACACAACATCGCCAGAAACGCCTGCAACATTGCCTACCGTGATTGTTGTAGCGTTGGCGGCTGGCACTGCTGCAAGCGTCAAGGCTGCTGCCTGCCCACTGGTTAAGCCGCCTTTGTAATCGTCAAACCAACTTAGCAAGCTGCTGGCAAAAGTGATTGTCTCGGGCAGTTGGCGGTCTTTGTTGTCAATGGCTTGGATGACGCCACGCACTTGCGGATAGTACAAATACGAATGTGGTCGCACTGTAAATGACCAAGGAACAGATGTTAAATATTCAGCAACCCGCACCTGGCCTGATCTGCTGACCTGTTGCCCGACAGTGCGCCGGTTCTGGACGCTAATGCTTTGGCTGATCTCAAAAATGGTTTGGAAACTCATGTTCTTCCCCTACCGAGCGATAAGTTTTTAGCGCCATATGCGTTTGCTGCCCAGACTGCTTTGCTGCTGCCCAGGATGCGGTCTTCAAACGATTTGGTGTCAATTGCCTGAATATTGTAATTGGTGATGTTGGTAGAGCCGCCCATCGCCATTGAATGATTTGGCACGATTGCGCCTGCGCTACGGGGCACAAACAATTCTGGGCCACGTTCGCCAACCATGTATGCGCCGCCACTTTCTACCGGGCCACCGTCTGCCCTTGCTCCAGACATTGGCTCTGTCAAACTTACAGATGACGAAAACAAAGTTTTGCCAATCATTGAAAACAAATTGGTTGCAGATGCTCGCAGTTGTATCGCAAGCATATCTGTGATAATTGATCCCGCAAACTTATTAAAATCTAATTCCCCTTTTCTTACAAATTCCTCAAGGCCGTTTGACATATTGCTCATCAATGAATCAAATGCTTTGCCGCCAGCTTCAAAACTGGTTTCCATATTTTTACCAAAACGATTCATTTTGTCTTCAAAACCCTCCATAAATCCACCTGTTTTTTGATCTTTTAATATTTGATATTTTTGTTTAGCATATTCAATCAATTTTTCTTGATATTGAATTTCATTTAATAATGCTAATTTTTTATCATTACCTATTAACCTATCATCGGCATTTATTGCTTTTATAGCATCTTCATGTTTGAATTTTATTTGTAGCATTTCTTTTGCTAGTTCGTAATCTTCAGTGTTCATATATTTTGATTCTTGTTCTAAAACAAACATTTGTTGCGCTCTATTTAAAGCAATATATTCTAAATCTTGTTTCTGTCTAAGTGCTACATTGCCTTTAGCATAAAAATCATTTAAAGCAGCAGTAGCTTTTGCAGCTTCATCTTGCATTTCTATTTCATGTTTTGCCTCTTCTGCCATATTTTTAAATTTTAATTTAGTTTTCTTTTCTTCGTATTCTAAATTGATAGCTGTTTTTTTAGCAGTTAATAATTTGAAATTATGTTCTTCAAATTGTTGGTTTTCCGCAGTATTTTTTTGTACATATTCTGCTTCTGCTTCTGCTGTTTGTTTATTTTTTTCAAGTTCTATTATTTGACGTTCATTTAAAAATTTATTTGTACTAGAAAATTCTGCATCTAATTTTGATTTTGCAACTTCAAAACCTTTTTTTAATTCGTCTTGCCGATATTTTTCTTTTAACGCTGCAACTTTTTGCAAAAATATTTCGTCAATAAATTTTAATTTTTCATTTAATATTTCACGGTTTTCTGTTGTAAATTTATTTTCTTCAATAATATTTCGTTGTCTTATTTCCAATTTTGCTTCAGCGTATGATTTATCTGATTCAGCTTGATATTGTTTGTATTCTTTATCGTAACTTTTTTCAAGACTATTTATTACAAAAAATTGATTTTGCAATTGTAATTTTTGCAATTCAAATTGTTTTTGCCTTGCTGCATCGGCGGCAGCTTTTGCTTTAGGGTCTACGCCTGGTATTACTTGCCTTTTATCTCCATCATCTTCTGTAACAATTCTTGGGTCATCTAAACCTAACCGGCCTGAAGATTTTGTATTATTGCCTAATAATTCTTTTTGAAACGCCTCTAATTCTGCTCTTGCTTGTTTACGTTTTTCGTTATATTCTTTTACGTCTTTTGCAAATTTTTCAAAACCTTTTGCTAATTGACCAGTAAATAAATAAGTTGTTAAACTTTCTAGACTTTTAATAGCATGACCAATATCATCCGCAAACGCTTTACTAATAAATGCCAAATCAGAAAGTCCGTGTGCTACCGTTTTAAAAGTTGAGCCAAAAACAAATCCAAATGCACTGGTTTCTGATGATGCTAATTTCATATAATTAGCAACAGCTTTTAATTGCGGCCCAATTGATGTCATAATTAACAGGGCAACATCTCTGCCTATACTTCTAAATGTATCAAATGCTTCTGCTGCATCTTTAATTGCTTGCTCTTGCTCAAGTGTTGCACCTTTGCCTTCTCTTAAACCCCTAGCAAATTCCACTATGTCTACGCCTTTAGACGCTTTACCTAGAGCATCTGCTGCCCTGGCGCTGCGTGTTAAGGGGTCTTCAATTCCTGCTATTGCTGCCGTTGTTTTAAGCAGCAAATCCTGCGTTGACATACTGCCAATGTCTTTAAGAGATATGCCTAGATCGTTAAATGTTTTTTGTCCTTCAAATGATCCTTTTGCGGCTTTGTCTACAAAGTCTGTAAAGCTAGACAACATTTTTACAGCGTTGTCACCTTTACCGCCAGAATTTTCTAAGGCATTTGTCAGCTTAATTATTGAATCTATTGCAATTTCATTAGCTGCTGCCACATCTGCGATTTCATCCGCATACGCAACTGCTTTAAAAGTTGCCGCAACAAAAGCAGCAGCCAACACTGCTACAGCATTTTTAGCTACACCAATTGCTGCTGTCCCAAATTGATCTAATTTTCTGGATGCAGCATCAATTCCGCTAACAAACTCGGCGCTGTTTAAACCAAGGGCTACACCGAGCCGAGCAATGTTAGCCATGATTAAATTTCTCCGAATTAAAGCCTGGTGCCTGCACCATGAAAGCTAGCAGGCTGTCATTGGCCTGCGCTGCAAGCTGTTCCTGGCTTGCTGGAGGGTACAGGTAGTCATGCACTGCGCCGAGCGTGCCTGCAAGCCTGTACGGGGCTGCGTGGGGCGGTCTGATGTAGTTAAAGACGCCGGTTGTCAATACCGCAAGCTGCGCCAGCAGGCCATGATTGCCAATGACTCCATCAGCGTACATTGTTTGGATTTGCAGCATAGTGATTTGGTCAAGGGCAGCAATTGATTCTGGTGTATGCCCGTTGAAGACCATCGCCGCTGCGACCTGTTCTCTCAACGAGCCAATTAGTTTCCCCGGTTCTCCTTGTAGCCTGGGCTGATAACTTCATTGATCTTTTCAACAAGGGCCAACTGAACACTCAAAGGCCATTCCAGTTCAATCTCAGCGTAGGTAATGTCGTCCAGTGTGTTAGCCGGGTTTTCTGGCTGGAGCAGGCGAATCATCTCGGTGATGCGTGCTTCCATCATTGCCTTGTTTGTAGCGGCTTCGCGCATAGAGCGCCCAGACACGACAACATCGTTATCTGTAAAAATCAATTCTTCGTTTTTTAAAGTCTTAAATTCGTCTAGGGATTTTGTCAGGTCAGCGTAAATTCTGTCAATCGCTGCGCTGTCTGGTTTGATGATGCGGCTGTGCATGGCATCGCTTTCGCTCACCAGTGGCACTCGCACTCGAAAGGCGTGGCCTCCAAGGTCAAACTTTTTGATGCGGAATTCTGCGCCTGTACCTAGTGCGCTGGATAATCTTGTCATAAATTTGCTTTCTTGTATTGATCTAAACGTCTTGTCAATATTTGGGCAAGAGTGTTTACTGTACTCTGCGATTGTGATTCTAACGCAACACGCAAATAAGGATGTTTTGGATTGCGTGCCGTGCCAAATTCTTGTGCCATTGCTCGGGCATCGCTTTTTATGCCCAGCTTGGCTAATTTTTTCCCTGATGCAGTTGTTACCAGCGAAATAACGGTATCTGTGTTGGCAATGTATTTTGACCGTTTGTCTTTGCGGTTTGGGCGTCTAGCCTCTACTTGTAGACTGCGTTTGAGGCCACCAGTATCCTCTGGTGCTTCTGCAATTGCTTTAGCCAATACTGGTTTCATGGCCTCCCGCACTGCCGGGATTAGGATTTTGCTGTTGGCTTTTTTGTCGCCAATTTCGTCAGCTAATTCTCGAAAGACTGCCTGGACACTGCCCATGCCTTCAAGTTTGATGCTGACGCTCATGTTATCCTCGGATGATATCTTTGTACATTAGGTTGTTAAGTTCTACGACAAACTTCACGATCTGCTCTGGCGTCATTGTGTCGGCATGGTTAGCGGCTATCTGATGCACCAGTTGGATGCCTGTCATCTTTTGCTGGGTAAACCCAAACCAATCCTTGCGGGATTCGGCTTGGGATACCAGAAAGTTCAGCAGGTCATTCGTGTTCTGTATCTTGTCGGACATTTGTTTCCAAAAGTTTTAGGCAGACATACTCCGCTGATTCTGGGTCTGCCTCTGTCAACGCCTCGGCAA